GAGCTTCGCAATACCGTATTTATGTCCGGTATCGAATCTCTGGCGTTTTCCGGTCCTACCACGTACCGGGTGTCTGATCTCCAAACTAGGGAGCAATCATTCTCCGGCTGCTATACGTTCTATTACGAACCTGCGTTAAAATCGCAGATTAGTAATATTGCGACGCAGGCTAGACTTCTTTATGGCCTCGATTTAACTCCTGAGGTCATTTGGAATCTAGCGCCGTGGTCCTGGCTCATCGATTGGGTTGCCGACGTTGGTCCGGTTATGCATAACCTGTCCGCGTTTTCAAGCGATGGCCTTGTCTTGCGTTACGGCTACGTCATGGAAGAAAACTTCCGACGTGTCACACGAGTCAATCAGAGGGCTGACGTGCCGAGAGGCACCGATCTACCTCGTGAGGTTCGTGAGACGTTTTCCGGTCTTCGGAAAACTCGCCGTAAAGCAACTCCTTACGGATTTGGACTTGACTTTGCCGGCTTTAGTACCCGGCAGTGGTCAATCCTCGGGGCTTTGGGCATAACCCTTGCACCCCGACGCCTTTAAGGCAAAGCAGGCTCCCACAAGGAAGCCTGCTTCATCAAAGGACCTTACAAGGTCCTTCATCCCCAAAGGAATCGTTCTATATGTTCTCTGATCCTCAGGCCGTTACGGTGTCCGGGTCTGCAAAGTCGCTCGTTCGTACGGGCTCCACCGAAAACGGTGGTAAGTTCGCCACGGCCGATCGATCTTACCAGATGCTTGTTTCTCATGCATATGGCAAGCGGACCCGTCACACCATTCGGCTTCAGTTCGATTCGCTCATTGCGAATCCTCTCGTCACCGGCCAGAATGTCCAGAATTCGATGAGTACTTATCTCGTCGTGGACACTCCGAACGGTTTCGATACTGCCACTGCAAAGGCCGTCGTTGACGGCTTTCTCGCGAATCTTTCCGCGACCAGTGGGGCCAACGTCACCAAGCTTCTTGGTGGCGAAAGCTAAGATCTGAAGATCAGGAAACTTAGAACAAGGAACGTACTAGCCCCTTAAGGAGGCAGCACGTGAAAAGTCCTGAGTTTCTTTGGCGGGAAGTCGCCCTTGAATTGGGCGACTGGTGTCGTGTTAGCGCCGTCCGAGACATTCAAACCGTCTCGGAGCGAACGAACATGGAAGGTTTATCGTTTCTAACGATAACCCTACCTAACTTTGGCAAGGACTTCGATGAAGCCATTGACCTCGGTCAGGTAGATCACACTCATTTTGTCGGTTTCCGACGACTGAGAGGTACCCCCCGATTTCTCGGAGGTTTCCTTGATCTTGTGTTCGATCGTAACACTGGTACTATGTTGACTGATCCGTCGCTTGACGCAATCTATGCGGTGAGACAGTTGTCCCGTCTCTTCGCAAAGATCTTGTTGGATTGCTCTGATGAGCGAACTCAACACGCGTTTGACACGTATAAGTCAATCGAAGCTGAACTGGAAGAAGCCAGCCAAGGTTGGTCTCAAATGGATATTCGAGACTTCAATCGCATGGCTAAGCTTCTTTTTGGTGGGGTTCTTGGTCGCATCGATAATCTCGTTGCCAACCACGAACTCTATCCAAAGCACGGGCCCGGTGCCACTGCCGACAAACTGCTGGGAAACCAGAAGTATCGACAGTCTTTATGGCACTGGAGACTGGAAGTCGGAGGTTTCATATCTACCGACTTCCTGTTACCCAACTCGAGGTACTACAAAACCCTCGAGTCCATCCAGTTCGTCACCCCGGAACACGAAAAGCCCGTCAGGGTAATCGCTGTTCCTAAAACGTTGAAGACACCTCGCATCATTGCCATAGAGCCTACGTGTATGCAATATACACAACAGGCCCTAGCTCACCCGATAATGGCTGCCTTGGAGAGCTCGTCTCTTCTCGGTGGCATGATCGGTTTTACCGATCAAGGTCCCAACAGGGACCTCGCTCGTGTGGGTTCGCTTGATGGATCTCTGGCCACACTCGATCTGAGTGAAGCCAGCGACCGTGTCCATAATCAACTCGTTCAGATCCTTACCTCTGGTTACACACATCTTAGTGATGCTGTGCAAGCATGTAGAAGTCTGCGAGCTGACGTACCTAACCATGGAATTATTCCTTTGGTTAAGTTCGCGTCTATGGGGTCTGCTCTCTGCTTCCCTATGGAGGCGATGGTCTTTACGACCATCGTCTTCTTGGGAATCGAAAGAGCCCATGGTACCAAGTTCCATGAACATTCCGTTAGGAAATATCATGGTAAGGTGCGCGTCTTTGGCGATGGTATTATCGTCCCCAAAGAATATGCACGTTCCGTGAGCGAGTGCCTTGAGCTCTTTGGGCTCAAGGACAACCGCCACAAGTCTTTCTGGAATGGCAACTTCAGAGAGTCTTGTGGGAAGGATTACTACGCTGGCCGTGACGTTACTACAGTCAAGGTCAGACGAGTGCTACCTTCTAAACGGAAGGACGTTGACAGGATCGTATCAGCTGTTTCTCTTCGGAATCAACTGTACGCTAA